AAGTAACGCAAGCCGAAAAACCTAAACGCACATTTTTTGACGTTCTAGACGACCAAGCCAAAAAGGCTGGCGAACTTGCCACCGGAATAGAAAAACTTATTGCAGCCGGGCTAGACGACCCCGAGCTACTAAAGTCAATTCTTGCCAGCGGTGCAGACGTAGGCCTAGAAATAATCAAAGGCTTACTTGCCGGCGGTAAAGCGTCTATAGACCGTCTGCTTGGTATCTCGACAACCATTAATGCAGCTGCCGACCGTATCGCGAAGTTGACTGCCGATAAGTGGTACAAGTCGGGCATTGACCAAGCCCAAGCAATAGTAGACGGCGTTAACAGCGTCATTGCTAACACTGAGTTTCTATTACGGTTTGCGCTTGACCCGCAGAGCGTCACCGAAATTGGCCAGCAATTAGACGCCAGCCTTGGCACCGTGTTCGGTGGCGGCGCGGCACCAGCACCAACTACTAACCCGTTTGGCCCGATACTCGGCAGCATTAACGCCAGCCCAAATATGGACGGCAGCCGCGTGAGCACCAGCAACGTAACTATTAACGTCCAAGGCGGCGACCCGAACGCAGTAGTAAGCGCGCTACGTGCCTACATGCGCACCAACGGCAGCGTGCCTATTCGAGTAAGCAACGCGTACTAATGGCCGTACAAAGTTTTGTTGTTGACGTAGAAGGCGCTTCTGGTACGCCGGCTATCACGTTAAGCAACGTACAAAGCATTAACTTTAAGACTGGCCGTGAACGACAGTTAGACCAGTATTCGAGCCTTAGCGGCACCATTGTTGTGCGCCAACCATCAGCGCCTAACTCGGTTATTAAGCCCGGTTCAACTGTCAAAGTCACATGGGACGACGGCGGTATCTACCGCAGCCAATTTTCGGCCAGCATTTCTAACGTGCAATTTACTTACGGCATACCGTACGTTGGCACCACTGGCAACGCCGACTATTTGACCATAAGCCTCGAAGGCTATTTAGCGCGCTGCGGTAGAAGTAGCGGCGAAAACTACGCCATGGCAGCCGGCACAATTTCGGCGCAAACCGCAGCGGCAACTACGGCCAGCGGGCTTACTATCAACTATTCGAGCAGCGGCACCGGGCCAGCAATGGCAGCAACAACGGTAAGCGGCACTTGGGGAGACTGGATTAACAGCGCTTGTATAACAACTAATGGACGTATGCGCGAGGCATTTAACGGCGTTTCGTTGTTTTCCCCATTTGGTGCACAAGTAGCAAACATTAACTTTAGCGACACCACAAATAACGCCAGTTTTCAAGTCTATGACAACATCGAGTTTGCTAGTTACGCCGACAACTTTTATAGCCAAGTCACTGTAGACCCAGAGTCTTTTGCAGCTCAGACCGTGCAGACAGGCGTTAAACCATTTCGCACGTACACGGTTAACACGCTTAACGCGTCCACGTCACAAGCCACCGACTACGCCAACTATCTCCTCAATAACTTTACGGCCGCACCTCTGGCCATTTCGTCTTTTTCTTGTTTGGCCAACGCTCAAAACTCTTTTAAGCTGTGGAACCTAGCCACTAGCGGCGGTTCTCTAGAAATTGGCACTTGTGTTGGCGCTCAAGTAAGCGTGGCTTTTCGAGGCACTACCTACCAGTGCATTATCGAAGGCGCAGCGTTTAGCGCGGTTCCCGGTGAGGCTCGATATACCTACTACGTATCACCAGTTGACCAAAACGCTTACCTAATTCTTGACAATGCCACTTTTGGCAAACTTGACTTCAATAGACTGGGGTACTAATGGCTATTAAAACTTTTACTACTGGCGAACTGCTAACCGCTTCAGATACAAACACGTATCTAGCTAACAGCGGTCTTGTGGCCATTGCGCCAACGTCTGTAGCTGGCACAGGCGTTACCGTCTCAAACGCGACAGTAAGTTTTAGCGCAAGCAGCGCCGTGAACGTAAACGGCGTGTATAGCGCGACATACAGAAACTATAAAGTTTTAATTAACATAAGTTCGTCTAGTCAAGTCATTTTGAGTTATAGGTTGCGCGTGTCAGGCTCAGACAACAACACAGCCAACTATTCGGAACAAAGACTAATAGCGGATAGCACCTCTCTTTTAGGTGTTCGCGCCACTGGCCAAACAAGCGGCACAATAGGCCAAATGGTTTTAAGCGATTTTTCTTTTTTTGACTGCAACTTTTTCCAACCATTTGACACAACAAAAACTGGTCTTATGGTAACTGGCACAACGTTTGTGGGCGGTTCCTATATAACCAACTTGGCTGGGCAATTTGGCGCAACTACATCATTTGACGGATTTTCGATTTTCCCCGTGTCTGGCACTATTACAGGCACATTGAGCGTTTACGGGTTTAGGACATGATTTGGCGGGTTAGTTTTGTGGCGCTTTTGTTTGCGTCAATCCTTGTAGCGTGCGGAGACCGTGAGCGCGTCAACTGCCCGCCAATGGTTAAAAACAAGGCTTTACGCGCGGCTACAACAATTACGGTTGACACGGCAAGCGTTGGTTTTAGTCGAACGGTACAAGACAAATGCCTATAATTCCGCCGCCACGGCGTGAACAACGCATGACCAACGAAGAAATCAAAGCGCGGCTTATTTTTGTGGTTGGTTGCGCGTTGTCATTCACATTTGTTTTTGCGACATGCTTTCTTTTATACAATCTTGCATTTGTAACGCAACCTTTGGAAGTTTCGGATAATGACAAATCGGCGTGGGCTACGCTTCAACCGCTACTTTTATTTTTGACCGGTTCATTGGCCGGCCTGCTTAGCGCGAACGGCCTTAAAGACAAACCGAAAGGCAAACAAGATGAACAATGATGACAAAAAAGGCCTACTAAAAATTGTGCGCGAAGCAGCTGCAAAACTTTTGACGCGCATTGCTGACATGATTAGCCGGCCATGAAATACACCGGCACCACCGACGGCGCAGCATTAAGCAAACGCCCCGGCACCGAAAAGTTTGTAGACATCATCAAGAAAAAAGGCTTCACAAACCTAGGCACTTGGGCAGTACGTAACATGCGCGGTTCAGACCGTCTATCAGTGCACGCCACAGGCCGTGCAGCCGACATTGGCTACAAAGACAAGGTAACTGCTGCCTTGTGGGCAAACTGGCTAGTCGCAAACTACGAGACTTTAGGCATTGAAGAAGTACACGACTACGCCGGCACCACAAAAAAAGGCACCGAGAAATGGGGCCGCGGCTGGCGTTGTAATCGTGACGGTAAGCCCGGTTGGAAAGACTGGACAGAAACTGCGAACGGTGGCACGCCCGGTGGTTTGTGGTTACACGTCGAGTTAACACCCGCTATGGCCGACGACCCACAAGCGTTTGTAGCGGCATGGAAAAGCGTACCGCCACCAACACCGCTTGTTAAAACCGTTACAGCATAAGGCTTTTAGCGCAAAGGCGCGCAAAGTCTCAATAACACCATTAAGGTTTTTACCTATCCCGACGAAAGGCAGAAACTATGAAACGACTACTTGGCGTACTCGCCGCAGCTGCACTACTGGTGCCGGCTACACAAGCTAGAGCGGCAGTAGAACCAAACTGCAACCGCTACAAACCATTGGCGCTAGAAGTTGGCTGGCACAAAAAAGACTTACCACGGCTTATGCAAATATGTTTGCGCGAGTCTAAAGGCTTCGCCCGGGCTTGGAACCAGCGCGACCCATACACCGGTTCATACGGCATTATGCAGATAAACGGCAGTAACAAGCGGTTTCTTGTCGAGTCTGGCATAGTCCGCAAACACATGACCGAGCTATGGTCACCCCGCAAAAACCTTAAAGCCTCGTTGGCGTTATTTAAGCGCCACGGCTGGGCACCATGGAAAGGCAACAGCGCGCCAAAAATTGTGGTACCGTACACCCGTTAGTTATTTTCAACCCGACTAGAAAAGAGACAACAATGGTAAACCCGACTGACCGTTTAGACCAAGCACTAGCCAACCTATGGGCGAACACTCGACCCAAAGCAACTGACGTGCTGGTACGCAATTTGCGCGCACACGCCTACAGCTACGCAATGGACGATGCAGCATTATGCGAAGATTTACGCCAAGCCATCGGCCGGCTAGAACACCCAAGCAGCCTTGAGCCTAAAAAGCAAAGCATTATTGACCGTTTAGACGACATTGTGCAAGAACTACACGACCTAGGCCATACGCAACTTGGTGGCGAAATTGACCAACTGCTCATTGCTATAGACAACGCATTGCGCGGTGCAAAATGAGAACGGCACTGGGAGTTTTTGCGTTTGTTGGTGTCATGACAGTTTTTGGCTTGGTCACATTGTGGGCCGCCGACTGGATACAAAACTATGACGAAAGCGGCAGGCACGAATAATGGCTTTTGACCTTTCCGAATACGTAGACGTAAAAACACGTCTCAAGCAAGCGTTAGCCACATTCCCCCAGCTGCGCATTGTCGAGCACCGACCCGAAATAACCCAAGTTGGTGACCAGCTCTTTATTGAGTGTTCCGTGACCGTTAGCCGTGACCCCGAAGACCCCATTCCCGTGACCGCTTACATGTTTGAGCCATACCCGGGACGCACGACGTTTACCAAATTGTCGGAGCAAGCCAACGGCGCGACTTCAGCGCTGGGGCGCGCGCTCGGCTACATGGGTTTTGGCATAGACAAGTCCATTGCCAGCAGTAACGAGGTTTTAGGACGCCAGCAAAGCGCAGAGGACGACCGCAAGACCGTGGTAAGCATTGCGCGACCTACACCAGTACTGGACAGCCCACGCGAAACGCCAACCTCAGTCATGGGGCCACGGTCTAAGCAAATAGGCGAGGCTCGACTATCGGCCCGCGAACAAACAGAGGCAAGCCAAACCGCACCACGCGAACATACACAACCAGCCAACGGCGGCGGCGCGACCTCAAACCAAATAAAAATGCTTACCCAAATGTGCGCGGAACGTGGGCTAGATTTTGACCCACAACAACCTATGACTTACTCAGACGCAAAAGAAATGTTCCTTGCAATTAAACCGATACCAAAGGTTAAATAATGCACGCCGACGACATGCCGGCAGAGCAGGCACTATGGGCATATTCAAGCATGCTGCACGACTCACGCCAACAATGCGAAAGCCTTAGGCGCGAACTCAACATTGTCATTCAACAACTGCTCGACTGCCAAGGCGACTACAAGCGCCTAGCCCGAGACTTTGAGCGCATCGCAAACGCAGTGTTTTGCCCAGACTGCAAAATGGTCAACGATGCCAAATAGTTACGCCGGCATGAGCGAAGCCGCTTTTCTAAAGCAAATATGCGCTATAGCCAAGTTGCGCGGCTGGTTAATTTACCACGCCAAGCCGGCACAAGTCGGCGAGCGTTGGGCTACCCATTTCCAAGGCGACGCCGGCTTCCCAGACCTTGTGCTTAGCCACCCAACTGGCGGCCTTGTTTTCGCAGAACTGAAGGCTGGCCGTAACAAACAGTCTGACGCGCAGCTGCGTTGGCAACGGTACCTACTGGAAGCAGAATACGAGTGCTATTGCTGGTACCCAAAAGACTTAGACGCCGTTATAGCGCGACTGAGTGACATATGAGCAAGGTACTGGTAACACTCGATTACGAGGAATTGGAGTATTGCGCTATTAGTGGTGCGCGGCGCAACATACGCGCCATGCAAAAAGACCGCAAGCCGAGAGACAACACAAAGTACAGCGCACAAAACTGGTGGCAGTCCAACATTACTGGCGTTATCGGTGAGTATGCCGTAGCCAAGTCATTGGGTGAGCATTGGCAAGACCTAGAAGCAGACCGCGGCGGTTTTGACGTGCTGAGTTACCAAGTGCGCTCGACAGAGAACACCAGCCCCAAACTTGCCGCGCGCCCGGGCGATGACCTAAACCACATATACATACTGGCGCAGGTTTATAAATGCCGGGTACTAATCCACGGTTGGGCTACTGGTTACGACATAAAGCAACTAGGCGCGCAAGAGCATGGCACAATACGCCTGCACCATGACATGCTTAACGACATGTCGTTATTGTTACACCCAACTATTTACACGTCACAAGTCCAAGAATGGGAAAGGCCCGACTACCAATGAGCCGTTTAACTGAAGCCGACCGTTTAGAGCTGCGCGCATTGTTTAGCCGCCTTGCCGACGTCCAAGCCGACCTAATCATCGAGGAACTAGAGCACCAGCCGCACCAAGGCAACGCCTTAAAGCAAGACATGTGGGGCTTAGAGGCGCGTCTAGCAGACATACACGCCGACGCCAACACGTAGGCCATGCCTAACAATTTAGGAATACTCACGGCCGCGTATGGGTTTGCACTATGCCGGCATAACACACGGGAACGTGGGTAGTGCGCCATGTCAATGAACTGGTGTGCAGCGTCTAAACGTCACAAATACGTATGGTGTCCGTCCTCAACTATGAAACAGCCGGCAGCCACAGCTACTTG